AGAAGCACGTTGGAAAATACTATGTGCTGGTAGACGCTTTGGTAAATCAAGACTAGGTGTACAACTTTGTATGCAAAAAGCTTTAGATGGTGGTCGTGTTTGGTGGGTTGCTCCAACATTCGCAATAGCTAGAGTTGGTTGGCGTGATGTTGTGGCTGCAGCTCAATCTTTCCCGAAACAAGTTGGTGTAGATATAAAAGTAGGAGATATGACAGTATATTTTCCTAGTGGTGGTTCTATTGCTGTAAAATCTGCAGACAATCCTCAAAGACTTCGTGGTGAAGGTTTACATTATTTAGTTATGGATGAAGCAGCTTTCGTTAGAGAAGAAACTTGGACAGAAGTTTTAAGACCTACTCTTACCGAAAATAAAGGTTCTGCATTATTTATTAGCACTCCTATAGGAATGGACAATTGGTTTTACAAACTATGGGAAAAATCAGAAACATCAGAAGAATGGGCAAGATTTCAATTTCCTACAACAGCTAACCCTATGATTGACCCAGCAGAAGTTGAATCAGCTAGAGAAGATTTAGGAGAATTAGTATTTGCACAAGAATATCTTGCAGAGTTTATTTCTGAAGGTGCTCAGATATTTAAACCTACTTGGTTTAATTATTACAAAGAAGGTGTTGGTACTGTAACAGCAGATGGTAAAAAGTACGATGTAAACGATTTAGTAAAGTTTGCAACAGTTGACCTAGCAGTATCTACTAGAGAATCTGCTGACTATACAGTCATAGGTGTTTTTGGTCACCACATAGAAGATGACAAACTATTTTTATTAGATATGTTTAGAGACAGAGTTGAAGCCCCTGATATTATTCCACAAATAAAGCGTATGGTTGCAATACACAATTTAGAATGGGTTGGAATAGAAAGAGCTGGATATCAGTTAGCACTTGTTCAGTTTGCAAGGAGAGAAGGACTAAAAATTAAAGAATTAAGAGCTGATAAAGACAAGCGTTCACGGGCACTTCCTTTGTCTGCTAAGATGGAAAGAGGACAAGTATACTTTCCAACTGAATGTGACTGGGTGGCTGATGTGGAGCGAGAGCTTTTGACATTCCCAGTTGGCGAGCACGACGACATTGTTGACGTGTTGGCGTATGCGTGTTTGAGTAGTGCTAGAAAGAGAAAATGGGAAGCATACTAAATGGCTGAAGATAAAAGTTTTTATAGAAGAGCAGTAGAGTATCTACAAGCTCCACCACAAAGAAATGAAGTTAAAAGAGGACCTTTCGACAAGTACGAACAGGTACAAAACTCTGTATGGGGTTACAACACACAATCAGGATATTTTCCACAAAAACTAATAGATGAGCTTGGTGATGGATTGGGTAACTCAGCTGTTGTTGCTTGTTTGAATGTATTAGCAACTTCATTTGCAGAACCACAACTTAAAGTATTTAAAAAACAAGAAGGTGGGAAGATAGAACAAGCTGCTCATCCTTTAGAAATATTAATGCAAAGACCAAATGAATTTATTTCTGGTGGTATCTTATCTCACTATATAGTTACTTCTCTATCAGCACACGGAGACGCATTCTTATTAAAAGTTAAAAATAATAAAAATGAAGTTGTCCAATTAGTTCCTTTGATGCCTTCTTATGTCAAAGTAAGAGGTAACAGTAGAGAGCTTATAACTCATTATGAGTATCACGCAATACAGCAATCAAATACTTTAAATCCTGATTTTATAGAAATACCAAGAGAAAATATGGTTCACGTCAGACAAGGTATGGACCCAGACGACCATAGAAGAGGTTTTTCACCGTTGCGTTCAGTGATGAGAGAGCTTGCTGGTGATGAAGCTGCAGGACAATTCGCAGTTGCATTGTTACACAATATGGCAGTTCCGGGTGTTATTTTAAGTCCTAAAGATGACCAAATGGGTGGTCCAAGCAGGGAAGAAGCAGAAGCAATAGCACAATCTTTCAAATCTAAATTCTCTGGAGCTAACAGAGGTGCACCAATGATTATGACTGGTGCAATGGATGTAGATGTAGTTTCATTTACACCAGAACAGTTAGACCTTAAAGGATTAAGAAGATTACCAGAAGAAAGAGTTTCTTCCGTACTTGGAGTCCCAGCTATACTTGCTGGACTTGGTGCAGGTCTTGATGCAGCTACTTACAATAACACAAGAGAATTAAGAGAGTTCTTTACTGAACAAAAAATGATTCCATTGTGGTCTGCTGTTGCATCAGAGATAACACATCAATTATTACATAAAGATTTTGAAGACAATAACTATGAGTACTTTTGTGCTTACGACTTAGAGCAAGTAAGAGCACTCGCAGGCGACAGACAAGAACAAGTTAAAACTATGAACTCTGGAGTTCAAGGTGGGTTTGTAACAATCGGAGAAGCAAGAAGAAGTCTTGGTTTAGATGCTGACAACTCACACGATGTTTATCTAAGACCATTGAATATGGTGGCTGTGCCTGAGGGTGAAACTGGAGTTA